AAAACAAACAGGTTATGAAAAATATGTCAAAACGAGGTAGACCAAAATCGGTCGAAACATTAGTAGCTGAAGGTATGGCTCAACAACGTAAATTTAATCGTGAATATGTTCAAAGAGATGGTGTCAAAGACATCTGGACATATGATTTAGATAAAAATTCAAATGGTCCAGTATCGGTAGAAACAATTTATCCTAAAGGATATAATCACTTTCTTGATTATACTCAGAAAGATAATCATTGGATTCCAGTTACTCAACGAACTTATATTAATCCAAAAACGGGTAAAGAAGTATCACATCAAAAAGCATTAAAACTAGGATTAGCAAGATAATATGAAAATAGGATTAGCAGGTACAATGTCTGTAGGTAAAACTACATTAGTTAAGGCATTATTAGAGTTAGATGAATTTAAAGATTATGTCGGTTGTGTTGAACGGTCTAAATACTTAAGTGATTTAGGTATACCATTAAATACTGATTCTACAGTTAAAGGACAATTAGTGTTTATTGCTGAGCGTGCGAGTGAATTGTTTAATGATAACTTATTAACTGATAGAACTGTATATGATGTATGTGCGTTTACTAAAGAAGCTAAGTCGATTAAGTCTAATGAAAAAGAGATATTATTTGACGCAGCTATGCTGTTGGCTAAGCAATATGATATTATTTTTTATGTTTCGCCTGAAGGTGTAGCAATTGAAGATAATGGTATTCGTGAAACTAATGCTGAATATAGAGATCGTATTGATCATTCTATTAAGTGGTTATTAAGAACATATACACCTAAGCGTTTAGTTGAGATTAAAGGTAGTACTGAGGAGAGAATTGATACTATATTACGTGAAATGAAGAAGTAAGATATTTATAACGGAACAACTCTATAGAATAACAAATAATGGATAAATATATTAAGTTAAAAGAAGTAATCAAACAAATGGTTCGTGAAGAAATGTTAGGTGAAGATCAAACAGCGTTTGTTACTACTGCTAAAGGTCGTGAAGCTATATCATATAAGTCTTCAACAGAATTAGATGCAATCAAAAATAATTCAGATGTTAAAGGTATAGAGACAGCATCAGGACAAAAAATTAAAGAATTAGCCGCTCCAACTACAGCAACTTATGCTTTAAAAGATGATGCTGACGAGCGTTTAAAAGAATACTTACCACGTATTAAAAAAGACTCAATCAAGAAGATTGTAACCAAAATGGTTGAGTTATTGAAAGTAGAAGATAATATGTCTGTTGGTGAGTTATTCAATACATTAAAACAAGAATTTGCAGGCGATACTGAGGTATTAGACAAATTAAAAAATACAGTAAACGTTAAAGGATGGTTATGGGGTGGAGTTAATTCAGATGAATTTAATAGACGATATACTTCTTTAATTAATCCAGCAACTGGTGAGAAATGGGAATCAGGTGACTTAAATGCTATTACTTGGACTCCATTTGTACGTTCTAAAGATAAACGTTTAACCGACTTTGAAAAAGCACAACAACTAGCAACTACTGATCCTGAAGCATTTGCTCAAAAACAAGCATCATTCAGAAAATCAGATACGTTAGCTGAAAAAGTAATCGATTATAAGTTCTTACGTGCTGATTACTTTACTAAAGGATCACAAAATAGAGCTGACGTTAAGATTGATAAAACGTTAAAAGGTAAACAAGGCGAAATACAAGTTGAAGAAAAAATGGCAAACATGCTTAATGATGAATTAGCAGTTGCTTTATTGTATCAATGGAAAGAAGGATATCTTGAGGCTGGTTTAGATGAACCATTAAAGAATTACGCTCAAGAAAACGGTTTACTTGAAGGTAAAAAACAAGACGGCCTAACACAAAAGTTCGCTGAAATATTATTAAAATTACTTGATGATAATAAAATTAAAACATTAGGTAAAAAAGCATTCGCAGTTAGAAAGAAAGATAAAGCACCTATGTCAAAAGATGATATCGAAGCTTATTATAAATCAATTGGCATGGATGTACCAGATGATGAGAAAGTAGACTTAACAGGTATTGATACAGCTGGCGACGGCGAAGACGACGAAGAATTATAAGAATTTTCATAATAATGTTTGTTTATTGACGAGAGTCCGCTTTTAGCGGACTTCTCTCTTTCTATATATTTATATACAAAACTACATTATGAGTGAAGCAAGTATAAAGGATATAATGAGGCAAGAGTACATAAAGTGCCTCCAAGACCCGGTTCACTTTATGCGTAAGTACTGTATGGTACAACACCCAACTCGTGGACGTGTAAATTTCAATCTATATCCATTCCAAGAACAAGTATTAAAGCTATGGCTAAAAAATGATTATTCAATCATTAATAAATCACGCCAATTAGGTATATCAACATTAGCTGCAGGTTTTTCATTATGGACAATGCTATTCCATAAAGATAAAACTGTATTATGTATTGCAACTAAGCAATCAACAGCCGTAAACATGGTAGATAAGGTACAATTTATGTATCAACAATTACCAGGATGGCTTAAAGGTAAAGAAAAACCAGACTCAAATAACAAATTATCACTAAAGTTATCTAATGGATCTCAGATCGTAGCATCATCAGCAGCATCTGATGCTGGTCGATCATATGCAGTATCGCTTCTATTAATTGATGAGGCTGCCTTTATTGATGGAATTGATCGGATCTATACCGCAATTAAACCTACGATTTCATCTGGTGGTGGGTGTATAGCATTATCATCACCAAACGGTATTGGTAACTGGTTCCATAAAACTTGGGTTGGTGCTATCAATAACGAAAATTCATTTTTACCAATTAAATTACCTTGGGAAGTACATCCTGAACGTGATGCTCAATGGTTTGAAAATGAAAAAGCTAATATGGGCCCTCAAGAGATTGCCCAAGAGTATGAGTGTGACTTTTTAGCGTCCGGAAATAACGTTGTAACAAACGATATTTTAGAATATTATGAACAAAATCATATTTCAGATCCAGTCGAAAGACGTGGTATGAGTGGTGATTATTGGATCTGGGAATATCCAAACCCAACAGAAACATACGTAGTATGTGCTGACGTTGCTCGTGGAGACGGAAGTGACTACTCAACATTTCATATTATAGCAACTAAAGAATATGCTGTAGTAGCTGAATTCAAATCCAAAATTGGTACTCGTGAATTTGCTAATACATTAATTACAGCAGCTACTGAATATAATTCAGCGTTGTTAGTAGTTGAAAATGCAAATATTGGATGGGACGTTATTAATTCATTAATTGAGCGTGGTTATCCAAATCTATATTATTCACCTAAAGGTGGTGACTTATCAATTGATAACTTTATATCTAAAATGGAAAACGATCAGACCGTTCCAGGTATAACTAACTCATCTAGAACACGTCCATTATTTATTTCTAAATTAGAATCATCATTGCGTGAGAAGGAATTTATATTCCGTTCTAAACGCATGTTAGAAGAATTAAGAACATTTATTTGGGATAATGGTAAGGCACAAGCTCAAAACGGCTATAACGATGACTTAGTAATGGCATTATCATTTGGTTTATACATTAGAGATACAGCATTAGTTTATCATCAAAACGGTATAGATATGGTTAAAGCATCTCTAAGTAGTATTAGTATATCACAACCTACTATATCATCAGGCACGAACATAAATAATAATCCTTGGCAAATGCAGGACGGACATGGAAACACTTACGATCTAAATTGGCTAATGTAATGTTCCTTAGTATATTTAATATTTATAACATATACTACATATTGAGTAACACAAAATAATATGGCAATAGATACTAGTCTTTTCGGACGACTAAGAAGGTTATTTTCCACTGATGTAATAATTAGAAATGTAGGAGGCAATCAATTGAGAACAATTGATGTTGATCGTCTTCAAACATACGGTAATATACAAACTAATTCATTAATTGATAGATTCAATCGAATCCATTCTGGCAATTCTAAATTGTCATATACGCCATTAATGAATTATCAAACATTACGTACTTCACTCTACACGGACTACGAAGCAATGGATACAGATGCTATCATCGCTTCAGCGTTAGACATTATAGCTGATGAAGCTACTCTAAAAAACGAGCAGGGTGAAGTACTACACATTAAATCTCCAAACGAGAAAACACAACGTGTACTTTATAACTTGTTTTATGAAGTATTGAACGTAGAATTTAATCTATGGGCGTGGATTAGAACGATGTGTAAGTATGGAGACTTTTATCTACACTTAGATATCGCAGAAAAATTTGGTGTGTATAACGCTTTACCA